GAAGACAAGCGGCAGGCTTGACGCCTGGCCGATAGTGTGAAACAATGGGAGGCAAGCAAACCACGCTTCCCAATGACTGACCGTCTCCTGACCCTGGCCGCACTGCTCACCGCTTGTGCGGTGTTCGCTATGGGCGCCGATAACGCACAGCGCCTGGAGCGCTGCGAGTCTGCCGGACGCACCACGGCAGAATGTCGGCTCCTGGTGCTCGGCAGATAAGTTCTGCTGATGTTACAGAGTATTACAGTATGGCCGCATCCCGTGGCTGTGCTGTTATACTGTATGGGTGAGGGCAGCAGTGAACGCCCCACGCACCACACCCACACCAAGGGAACAAATGAACTACCCCACCAACGAACAAATCTCCACCAAGCTCGAGCAGTACGCGCGTACCATCGCTCCGTACGTCACCCTGATCCTGACTGCTGTAGTACACACCTACTGGCTCGGTTATCGCCTAGGCCGCTGGCTGCACAGTACAAATGACCTACTGGCGCAGCGCTGGCCTACCCGCCCGGCCACCAGTACACCCGAACCACTGGCCGAGATCATCGCCGAGACTAGGACTGCTGTACTAGTCGAGGACGTGCACAGCCTGCGCGCGCAGGGCCTGACCCAGCGAGCCATTGCAGAGCGCCTAGGCGTGTCCCGCACGACCGTGAGGCGTCGCCTGGCCGCTGCTATGTGACACAGTAGCGACCCCTAGCAGATCGGCCTTCCCAGGCCCGCTAGGGGCCTCTCCCGGCTGTAGTACACGTGCACTAGGGGCAGGGTTCGGCGCTGCCTGCGGCTGGGTGCCACCCAGGGAACCTACTGACATATCCTCAATTCCTTCTTCTGTACTACACCGGGGCAGGGGTTCGATTCCTGTAATACCCTAGAAGGTACACATACCCCAAAAAATGCCCGATTCTGCTGGAGCACTCACCCTTCGCTACGCCCAAGGTGAGGTGTTTTCCAGCCGAAAACGCTTCAGAGTATTGGTAGCTGGCCGAAGATTCGGCAAAAGTTACCTGTCATGTATCGAGTTATTGCGTGGGGCGATCGAAAGGCCGGGCGAAACCTTTTTCTATGCCGCCCCTACATACCGGATGGCGAAAGACATTGCCTGGAAAGTCCTGAAACGCCTCGTTCCGAAAGCCTGGATCAAGGCCAAGAACGAAACGGACCTCAAGATCGAGCTGGTGAACGGCTCAACCATCGAACTGAAGGGCACTGAGAACGCGATGGCCCTACGCGGCAGAAGCCTCGCTGGAGTTGTCCTCGACGAAGCCGCCTTCATGGACGCCGAGGTCTGGTTCGAGGTGATCCGCCCCGCCCTCGCGGACAAACAAGGCTGGGCACTATTTATCTCCACCCCGGACGGCACCGCTAGCTGGTTCTACGAACTCTGGCAATACGCCGACAGCGGCGACAAGGACTGGAGCCGCTGGCAATTCACAACAATCGACGGCGATAACGTCCCCCCGGAAGAAATCGAAGCCGCCCGCGCCCAACTAGACCCGCGCACCTTCCGCCAAGAATTCGAGGCCAGCTTCGAGAATCTCAGCGGTCTCGTCGCAATCTCATTCGGCGACGACAACATCGACAAACAAGTTCAGGACCTACCGATCTTGCCCTTGCTGTTGGGCCTCGACTTCAACGTCGAATTTATGGCAGGTGTATTTGCCGTCAAAAAAGGCGAAGACCTATGGGTATTTGACGAATTGATCCTTACAGGCGGTGCAACGACTTGGGATTTCTGTGAGGCCGTCCAACAGAAGTTCGGAATCGAGCGCCGAATCATCGCCTGTCCCGATCCGACTGGCGGCGCCCGCAAAACAGCCGGCGTGGGCCAAACGGACCACTCAATTCTTCGCAAATCAGGCTTTACGGTGTCCAGCCCCCGCGCACCATGGAAAATCCGCGACAAAATCAATGCCGTCAACATGGGTCTGCTTGACGCAACAGGCCGCCGCCGCATTTTTATCCACCCCCGCTGCAAGGAACTGATCAAATCCCTGCGAACCCTTACATACGCACCAAACACGGGTCTACCCAACAAAAACTTGGGAGTTGACCACGCATTTGACGCCTTGGGCTACCTCTGCCTCCAAACTTTCAACCTCGCCAAACCAGAGAACCTCGGAAAGACCTCCTATCGTGTGTGGTAAGTACGACGACTGGTTATGCCTGGACATTACGGCGACATGAAGATGCCCAAAAAAGGTAAAGCTAAGCCGATGCCGGCCAAGAGCACCAAGAAAAAAGCACCTAAGAAAAAGTAATGGCTAAAAAATCCGGTTTGTACGCCAACATTGCGGCCAAACGCAAGCGCATCGCCGCCGGCAGCGGCGAAAAAATGCGTAAGCCTGGCACCAAGGGCGCCCCTACCGCCGCTGCCTTCAAAGCTGCCGCCAAAACCGCCAAAAAACCGAGGAAATAACGATGGCTGCCGTCGCTATCACCGCCAAGGACCACTTCACAAACATTGTTGAGTTCACTGGCGGCAACATGACTGCCGTTGACGACTGGATGGAAGTCCCCGCCCAATCTTCCAGTTACACCTTCGCAGCAACCGTCACCGGCGGCGCCAACTTCCAGCTTTCCCTGGAGTGCAGCTTCAACGGCAACGGCAACTGGTTCACCATCGACAACGGCAAAACTATCAACTCCAACGGCGAATACGTCTATTTCTACGACGGCAAACCTGCCGCCAAGATTCGTATGCGTATTGCCTCCATCAGCTCTGGTACGCCCACTGTCGTTCCCCACATTGCAGTCGCTTATCACGGCTAATGGCAATCCAAACAGTGAATGGGGGCTGTATTCACATCGAGATTGATGCTGAAGACGGCCTCACCCACGCCACATTCGTCTTCAAATCACCCCAAAACCCAGAAATCTTGGGCGGCTTTGTAGCAATGCTCGCCCAAGGCATCGAAGTGCTGGTGCCAATCTCCGATCCCGACGACGAGGAAGACGACGATGATTGAGTATCGTGGCGAAAAGTTCTCGGGTTACAACAAACCCAAGCGCACCCCAAACCACCCAAATAAATCACACGCCGTCTTAGCAAAAGACGGCGACAAAGTAAAACTTATCCGCTTCGGCCAACAAGGAGTTTCTGGATCACCCAAGCGTGAAGGTGAATCAGCGGCAAATAAAGCACGCCGCGAAGCCTTCAAAGCACGCCACGCAGACAACATCGCCAAAGGAAAAATGTCTGCCGCTTACTGGGCAAACAAAACCAAGTGGTGACTCTCTGCCAAAATAAGTACAAAGTAGGAGCCTAGCCGTGGTCTACAGCGCCAACATCCCGCCAACTGGAGCTGTAGTCAGCGAATCTCCGTTCGTCCGCAGCCTCGAAGTCATCGGCATGATGCCGGACTGGGGCGTCATGGCAGCTGTCACGCGCGGCACAAACTACATCCGCGACATGAGCGAGACCTATCTCCCTCAAGAACCGCGTGAAGACGACGACGCATACCAAACCCGCGTCGACCGCAGCGTCCTCAGCCCGTACACCAGCCGCCTGATCGAAACAGCCGCCGGCGCAATCCTGCGCAAGCCCATTCACATCGAGGGCGACCCCTACTGGCTGGAGCTTGCACAAAACATCGACGGACTTGGCTCAAACATCAACGAATACGCCCGCCGCGCCTTGGTGAGCAGTCTTACCTACGGCCACAGCGCCATTTTGGTGGACTACCCGGCAGCGACTGAAGCCCGAAATCTGGCCGAAGAACGCGCCATGGGCCGCCGCCCCTACTTCGTGCACGTCGACGCCCCCCAGATCTGGGGCTGGCGCAAGGAATCTGGCACCAACCGCCTGCTGCAAGTCCGCATCCACGACTACGACGTTCGCCCGCTGAACGAGTTCGGCGAAGAACAAGTCGAGGAAATGCGCGTCATCTACCCCGGCCGCTACGACCTTTACACGCTGGGCCAAGAACTCGTGGAGTTCACCGCCACCGGCGGCTACAGCCTCAACGAAATTCCCCTAGTCCCGATCTACAGCAACCGCCGTGGCCTGCTGGTATCCCAACCCCCACTACTGGACATTGCCAACCTGAATATCACGCATTACCAACGCCAAGCCGACCTAATCCACGCCCTACACATTGCCGCCATGCCCACCCTTGTCCTAGAGGGCTGGGACGACACGACTGGTTCGGCAACGATGGGCGTGAACTACGCCATCGCCATGCAACCGGGCAATAAGGCGTACTACGTGCAAGCCGACGCCACGAGCTTCGACGCCCAAATGCAAGAACTCCAAGCCCTGGAGGGCCAAATGTCCACGCTTGGCGTCACCAAGCTCTTCGGCCAGAAGTTCGTCGCCGAGTCTGCCGAGGCCAAGCGCATCGACCAAGCCCAATCCAACAGCGTCCTCTCGATCATCAGCCAAGAACTGGAAAGCGCCCTCAACCAAGCCTTTGGTTTCGCCGCCCAATACGTGGGCATGGAACCGCCTGAAATCACAATCGACCGCGACTTCGACTACTACCGCTTGATCGGCCAAGACGTATCTGTACTGGCACAACTGAACCAGATGGGCAAAATCAGCGACGTGATGCTGCTGGAGATCCTCCGCCGTGGCGAAGTTCTCCCGGACAACATCAATGTCGAAGACGAAGTGGAAGCAGCAGGACGTTCCGCTATCGAAATTGTCGAGCCCGCTTCTACGCAAGAAGAGCCTGACTCAGAATCGGACATGGATAGCCCGGAAAACTCTTAACTGCTAACCTAGAAATGTCCAAGTAATACACAACTGTGCCCGAAGAACAGCAAGCACCAGTGACTCTTGTGGAGCCTGTTGCCCCTCAGCCTGTGGCTGAAAGCTCCGATCTGGCCGCCCAACTCGAAGCGCTTCGTGCGAAAAACCAAGAGTTGATCGCCGAACGCCGCAAAGACCGCGAAAACCGCGAAACCCTCCAAAAACAGCTCGATGAGCTGCGTATAGCCCAAGAGTCAGCAAAAACCGCAAAGCTAGCTGAATCCGGCGAGTTCAAAACTCTCTGGGAAGAAGCCCAGCAAACTGTTGCTGACCTCAAGCAACAACTCGCCGCGAAAGAATCCGAAGTGGAACAAATCCGCCAAGGATTTACACAAGAACAAGTGAAATCTGCCGCTATCGCACAGCTTTCCCAAGCTGGTGCACTGGCACCTGATCAGCTGTATCGTTTACTTCAGGAGAACCTACGCGCTAAAGAAGGACAGCCTGTGGCTGTTGTCGGCGGCGTGGAAGTTCCAGTTGGTGAGTACATCGCCAACTTGAAGAACCCCGGCAGCGGTTACGAGCATCATTTTGCAGCTACGAACCGTGCCGGCATGGGTGTTACGGGTAGTGCCCGCAATACCTCCCTCCCCGGCCAAACCAACCCCTGGTCTAAGGACAGCTGGAACGTCACTCAGCAAATGCTGATGCTGAACAGCGACCCCGACAAGGCCCGGTTGTTGAAAGCTGAGGCCGGCCTCTAGCCCCTGTGGGGCAACCTCCCCAACCTTGACTCCACTGGAGCTACCCAATGTCTGCTTCTAACAGCAACTTCGGGGGAACTTTTCTCTCGAACCTTGTAACTCGTCCCGAGTTTCTTCAGTACACCGCTGAGGGCATTTTCGAGCAATCGAAGTGGATCCAGAGCGGCATCGTGCAGCGCAACGCTGCCCTCGACGCCCGCGCTGGCGGCACCCGCGTGCGCGTGCCTTTCTTCGACCCCATTGCCCCCACCGAGACCCAGATCCTCTCCACCTCCGGCTGGAACGGTGGCCTGGGTTATTTGACCGCCCAGAACGTCACTGCCGACGAGCAGATCATGACGATTCTGCACCGTGGCTTTGCTTACGCCGCAGACGACCTCAGCAAGCTCGGCTCTGGCGCCGATCCTCTGGCCCACGTCCGCAACCAGCTGACCGCCGCCATCAACAAGCTGAAGACCGCCACCCTGGCTGCTCAGCTGCTGGGTCTGTTCGGCGGCATCTCCGCTGCCGGCGTGCTTGGTCCAAACCAGACCAACAAGACTTTTGCTGGTGTCCCCGGTTCGATGACCGAGGCCAACTTCCTGAACGTCGCCAACGTGGTGGCCGCCAAGGCCCTGCTGGGTGAGCGAGGCGACAACCTCGACTCCATCGCAATGCACTCCAACGTTGCGTACTACCTCCAGCAGGTGGGGATGCTGACCTTCAGCACCTCTGCACTGTCTGCCGGCGGTTCCGTCGTATGGGGTGGCGGCGGTGTGGGCGTGACCCAAACCGAAGTGGCGACCTTTGCTGGTCTCCGCGTAGTGATCGACGACCAGCTGGTTGCTCTGACCGGCGGCACCTCGACCCACGCGAAGAAGTACCCCGTGTACCTCTTCCAGAGCGGCGTCGTTTCCGAGGGCATCCAACAGGATCTGCGTCTGGCTGCAGACCGCAACATCCTGTCGATGCAGGACATCCTGGCCGTTGACTACCACTACGGTTATCACGTGACCGGCACCAAGTGGAACGTGGCTGGCGACAACCCGACCAACGCTGCCACCACCGGCAACCTGGCCGACACCGCCTCCTGGAGCCTGGTGTACAGCACCACCAAGCAAGTGCCCATCGCTCGCCTGCTGGTCAACACCCCCTTCGACACCTCTGCCTACTGATCTTTCAGCAAGACATTAAAAAGGCCCCCACAATCGGGGGCCTTTTCTTTTGTCTACTCAACCCTCAATTTCACCAATCCGAATCCGCTCCTGATATTCAAAAATCTCTGGAGCACGACCCACCATCTTGTAAGAGTGGCTGAGCAGTTCACGAAACACATGTGGACTAACGGCCAGCTCCTGCTGGATCGTCTCTGCATTTTTACCGGCGGCAAACATTTCGCGGATTGCCTCAGCAACAGGCTCCAGTGAGCGAACGGTGTCACCAGGCAGCGCGGACGGTGCGGATTTCTCCTTTACTTCTAGGCTGTCAGCAGCTTTGCGAGCAGGCATGAGTACAGTGCGTCTCTTCGTACTACAGGATAACTGTCGCAGCTTTGTCGACGTCCAGTACGGCCAACACTTAGAAGCCCAAGCCGAACTCGAAATGTTTGGCGCCAAGGTTTATCACTCAATGGTGCTACGCGATCCGCCCAAACAGAGGAAATCACGCACTGGCGCTAGACTCAAACAAAGGATGTACTGATTGTGGCTGCCGTCATTGATGCCACTGTTGCCGGCGCGTCAGCCAATAGCTACGTGACGCTGGCCGCTGCAAACACATATTTCGAGACTGTCCCAGACTCAGCCACTTGGACAAATAAGACCGACGACCAAAAAAACCGCGCCCTCATCAGCGCCACCCGCTGGATCGACGCCCTCAGCTTCTACGGCGATCGCTGCACCACAACCCAAGCCTTGAAGTGGCCCCGCGAAGACTTCGAGGTTGACGGCATCGAACTGGTCTGCACCATCATCCCAACAGAAATCAAAGTCGCCACCTACGAACTGGCACGCGCTCTCGCCAACGACACCGACGCCATCACCGGCAGCACTGGCACCACCGGCCTCTACGACCAAGTGGAACTGGGCGAACTGAAGGTCAAATACAAGTCCAGCTCGACAACACCAGGCATGGTGAACAACGTATTCGACCTCTATCCCTGGCTGCAGACTTACCTCGGCGCCTACTGCATGGGCGGCGCCACCAACTACGCCGTCCGTCTACGTCGAGGCTGACATGGGCCTAATCGACACCACCTTTGCCCCAATCCCCACCTCAGTCCTCGCCTACTGGGGCCAAAACATCACGTACATCAAAACAGCAACACCCCGCACCTATAACCCAACCACTGGAGTAGTTACTGGTTCCGACACCACCGTCACGATCAAAGCCGTTATTACGCGCGTAAGTCCTCGTGAGGCGGAGGGTCTTTACCAAACAACCGATCTCAAAGTCATCATCGGAGCCGGCGAGCTTGGTACCTACTACCCAACCGAAGCCGACCGCATCCAGTACCAACAAGCTGGAGCAACCCGCGAAGCAAAGATCATCGCCATCACCACTTATCGCGGCGACAACCCGGTTTACCACTCCCTAATTGTGAGGCCCCAGTAATGGCACGTAAAGGAGGCTTTCTAAATGAACTGGATCGCTTAGGACAAAATCTGGATCGTCTTGCTGTTGCAGCTTTTAGTCGAGGACCAGCTCGCGCCACAGAAGAAATTGTCGTAGATCTACAAGAAGCAGGCCCTGTGTGGTCGGGCAAGTTTTCAAACTCTTGGCAAATTGAAACCACTGACGGACGCCGGACTGCAGGTGATGGGGGGCCTGGTGTTCCACGGCGTGTACCTGCACCACTGCTTAGCGGGCGTGGTTTTGCCTTTGATGATGTTAAGTACACCATCTCAAATTTCGCATCTTACGCAGACGAAGCACGCGACTTAGCAGAAGGTATTTTCATCGACCCTGGTACAACTCCGCTAAAGGAATATGATCGCGGCACTCGTGTAAGCGGCTATCGCGGCGACTTGATAGGGGATGATGAAGGCCCTAACCGCAGCACAGCCCCGCTTGACTGGTACACAACCTATGCCCGTGGCGGTGCTATAGATAGGCGGATACGGATTGAAATGGACGAAGAACTGGGACGCATCCGTTTATGAACTACCAAGCAATCCGCGCCGCTGTTGAAAACCCGCTGCTTACAGCGTTTGGCGCACTGGTGCCACCAGTACCAGTGTATTTCGACAACATCACAGCAGTCCCGCCTAACACCACCACTGAGTACGTTCGCGTCAATGTTACTTTCGGTATTACCAACGAACCCACGCTTACCAGCAGCGTTGACAACGCCCGTGGCGCTGTTGTTATCCGCATTTTCACCGAAAAAGGCAAAGGTCCAGCCCGCAACCAAACCTTGATTACTACAGCAGTCAACGCACTGGAGACACTAAACAACACCGCCAAAACAACAAGCGGCGTGTTTTTCCGCGTCGGCGAAATCAATGGGCCGACATTTTCAGCGACAGAGGAAGCCCCACACTTTGTAGGAAGGATTGATACCTCTTACGTCGCAACTGTTTTGTCGTAGGTGATGCTTAACAACAGGCGCTAACCTGTATTAAGCCGGGCAGTGCCCGCCCAACAACGTTCACTTGGTACGCCCTATGGCCACCACCGTTCTGTCCGGCACGTCCGGCGCCCTCTACTACAAACCCGCCGGCACCACCGGCACTTTCGGCGAAGCCGGCGTCAACACTGGCACCGATGTAATCACCGTCGCCCCCTACCTGAACTTCAAGGCAGGCGACCCGGTGAAATTCCGCGTGGTGAACAGCCAGACGGGCGGCTCCGGCACCGGCACCCTGCCTGCGCCCATCTCTGACGCCACCACCTATTACGTCCTGAGCTATACCGCTGCAACTGGTGCGCTCACCGTATCGACTTCTGCCGGCGGCACCATCCTTGCCATCACCGACGATGGCACCGTGGCTGCCCCCAACGAATTTGAGGTGTATTACGCCGACTTCGCCGTTGTCGGCCAAGTCCGCGACTGGAGTTTCGAGATCAGCCGCGCTGAGATCGACGTAACCACCATCGGTCAAACCCCTGGTCAGTACGTGCCCTTCCGCAGCTACATCAGCGGCTTCGGCGATGGCACCGGCACCGCGACGGTCTACATGACCAACGAGGACGCCGCCCTGTCCAACCGCATGATCGAGGACGTGCTCCAGCGCCAACAAAACGGCGCCGCCTTCAAGCTCTACACCGACCGCGTGTTTAGCGGCGGCACCCTGAGCGAGAGCCTGAGCCGCTCCATCGCTTTCGATGCAGTGCTGACCTCGGCCAGCCTGAACATCAACCCAGACGACGCCCAATCGGTGACTGTCAACTTCCGCCCTGCTGGCACCCCGACCTTCGACTTCAGCACCTCCGCCTGATAGTCTGCTGTCGCAGTCAGTTCAGCAAGCCCCGGCCCCCAGCCGGGGTTTTTCATTTCTACTCCGCTACACTAATCCCATACCCCAAGCACTGGTATGCCCGTTCCTGTACGCGCAATCGACCGTCTCCGCAAGGCCGCCAACCTGGAGCCGGTCAAAAAAGTAGTTGAGCTGTCCGACGGCAGCAAATTTGAAATGTGGGTGGCTCCGCTGACGATGGCCGAGCGCGAACGCGCCCAAAAACAGGCCAAGTCTGACGATGCCAACGCCTTCGCACTCCAACTGCTGATCGCCAAGGCCCTTGACGAATCCGGCTCCAAACTGTTCAGCGTCGGCGAAGTGGACGTGCTGAAAAACGAGGTGAAGGACAAAGACTTGCAGGCTTTGATGCTGGCGATCCTGACCGACGACGCCGAGCCCATCGACCCAAAATCCTGAGCGCCGAACTCCGCAAGGACAACTGGCTCATGCTCCAGTTTGGCGTTGCCAAGGAACTGGGCCTAACGCTTACCGAAGTTCGGACCACCATGACAGCCGAGGAATTACTCGGCTGGAGCGCCTACTTCCAGATTCTGAACGAAGACCAGCAGAAAGAGATGGACAAGGCCAGACGCCGCCGCTAACCCGGCGGCTTTTTTACACCGTAAACTGAAGTACCAGAGTGTGACGTGGAGCCGTGGCTTACAGAGCCGATATTGAAATTGCGGTACGCGGCGCCCAAGAACTTAAGCGGCTTCAAAACGAAGTATCCGCAACATCAAAACTTGTAAACCAACTCAACAACTACCTAGAAAATATCGGTAGCGGAGGCATTGTCCGCAACATCAACAATTTACGTGACGTTGTAGGCCGGGCAGCTGCTGCATTTAATGAAGTCGCTTTGGGCACAGATGAAGCAACTATTGCAGCCAAAAAATACATAACAGCAACAAACGAGCTTAATACAGGCCTACGTGAAAGAGCTGCGCTGCTAAAACAAATCACTGAGCAAGAGCGGAAAGCGAAGCTTGCCGCCGCTGGCGTAAGAGAGACTACGCAATACGCTGGTCCTATCGGCCCTGGCCAGGCTTCGCCAGTCGCACTATCCTCACAACTCCGTGGCCGAACGGAACAAATACTCGCTGAAAGAAAAGGCGCTAAAGAATTAGAACAAGTATTGGCAGCACTAGAAGAAAGAAGGCGTTTAGAGGCAAACGCCATGCTCAATCAAAAAGCGGCGTCTGTAGCGCTGCAGGCTGAGCGCAAAAAAGAAAAGTTTCTTGCGGGCTCTACTCAATTTGCTGAGCCCATAGGCCCAGGCCAAGCGTCTCCAGTGGCACTAGCGTCACAACTCCGTGGAAGAACTGAGCAAATACTTGCCGAACGCAAGGGACGTACTGAATTAAACGCGGTACTACAAGACCAATTTGAACGTGAGCGGCAGCTCGCTAATTCCAAGCTAGATGCGCAAGCAGCAAAAGTTCAAGCTGCTCTAGAAGCCCAAGCAAATGCTGCCGCCGAAAGCGCTAATCAAACACAAAAACTCGCAGATAGACAGCAAGAATTCACACAACGTACAGAAGCTGCAGCTCGCGCCGCTCGTGCACAAACTGCTGAATTTATCCGCCAACAAAGGCTACAAAAAGAGTTTCTGAGAGGGCAAACAGTCGGAACGGTCGAGTTTGCGCCCGGTGGCCCGGGATTCAGTGGCGGCTTCACAGGAGGACAACGAGAAGCCGCTAACGCACAAGCAATACTTAAAACAAAACAACAAGAAAACGCGATTCGGCGAGAAACTCTGCAGTTAATAACCAGAGAAGAACTATTTGAGATCAAACTCAACAAGGTATTAGAACGCAATGCTGCTGCCGTTGCCAAACGAGCGACAAACAGAAAACAAGCATCTGAAGCGGCAGGCAATGCAATCATTGGCGGCGCGTTCCCCTTACTTTTTGGTCAAGGCCTTGGCGCAGCTGTCGGTGGCGGCGCAGGCGGTGCCATCGGAGGCGCGTTAGGTGGTTCCTTCGGTTTCGGCTTGTCTCTCGTTGGTACGGCACTAGGTACAGCCTTTGATACGGCAGCTAATGCTGCTCGCGATTTTGCAAAGGCTTTACGCGGAAGCGGAGACGCCACTCAAAGCCTTGAAACTTTGCTTGGAGGATTAAACCCTCAAACACGTACACTCATTTCTAATCTTCAAAGCAGTGGACAAACAGCACGCGCCGCCCAAGTAGCCTTTAACGAGCTTAGTAGTGTAATCGGAAGAGAGAATACAAAGGCTCTCCAAGACGCTGGTAACGGCTGGGATAATTTCGGTAAACAAGTTAAAACTACGCTCACTTTAATTACAGCTGAAGTTATCAAAACGTTTAAGGAAATTGAACGCACCAATCCACAAAAAGGTGGATTTTCTATCGCTAGTTTTATTGGCCAGATCGCTTTGCAAGGCGAAAAAAGGCAGCAAGCGGCGGCCGTTACTCCTGAAGCTGCACAAAGAGCCGCTGGTTTACAGCAGGAGACCGATCAACTACGCACGCAAGCTGCTCTAACTACACTTAGCGCAAAAAATAACCTCGATCTTTTTGTTTACACATCACAAAGACTTGCACAACAAGAACGCATTAGCCGTGAATCTGAAATTGAGTACAAGTTTGTTCAAGGGCAGATTAGCGCTAAAGAGCGTTTGATCTTACTGGATCAAAGTCGCCTAAAAACACAGATTGATCTTAACGCTATTGAAAGACAGCGTATTGAAGAACTACAGCGGCGCCAAGAGGAGGCGGCCCGCAGAGCGGAGGAGGCCGCACGCAAACAGGAACAGACAGTAAAAAATATACTGGGTTTACAAATTGAACTAACTCAAGTTACTTTAGAGTCCGCCGATGTAGATGTAACCCGCACAACAACTACTCAAGGACAGCTAGCTGGATTAAAGGAAAGCTTACGTCAACAACAAGAGCGGCTAAACGTAGAAGCACGCATACTAGATCTACAACTAGATCAAAAATTACTTTCAGCAGATATATCAGCAAAAGAAAAAGAACTCCTTACTTCTATTTATTATCAACAACGAGCTAATTTAGAAGGTCAGGCTCAAGCAAAAGCCCGTCTGCTTCAATTAGACATTGCTCGTCTAGAAACCGCTCGCGCCCTTGCAGCGACTGAAGGCCCTCGCCAGCTTCAGGACATTGGACAACAACGCGGCGGTCAATTAGGGCGTATCCAGGCGCAGCTGGCCAACCCTTTAGGCGGAGATACCCTAGAACAACTTAATCAGCAGTTAGATCAATCAGCACGTCGCTACGAAACGCTAGTTCCACTAGAAAGGCAATTAACTGATCTGCAAATAGAACGTAATGCTGTAGCTTCTTCAGCTTCTTCAGAAGAACTTGGATTGCTAGATAGTCGTATAACCAGTACCTTAAGCGCTATCCAACTGGAACAACAGTATCTGTCTCAAATAGAGTTGTCCGAACAGGCACTGCTAAGACAACAGCAATTTATGGGCCGTTACGGCCAACTTATACAAGGAGTCAGTAATCAAATTGCCGGTTTAATGACAACAAACCTTTCTGAAATTATCCGTGGCACAAAAACGGCACAGCAAGTATTTGCTGAGTTTCTGGACGCTGTTGGTAACGCTTTATTACAGACAGCTCAACAAATGATTGCTCAATACATTGCAATAGGTATTGCAAGAATTTTTGCCGGTTTAGGCGGAGGTGGTGGAGGTGCCGATATGTCTAAGTCCGGTATTACAGAAGCCACATTGGCACCCATGCGCCAATACTCAATGGAAGGCCCCCTTACAGGCATGGCTGGCGGAATCGGACTTGCCAATGGCGGCCCCGTCTCGGTTGGGCAACCTTATGTGGTTGGTGAGCGCGGACCGGAACTATTCCTGCCCAGCACAGGCGGCAACGTCATGTCAAACAACGACCTGCGTTCTGCCATGGGTTCCGGCTCCGCTGCAGCGGGCGCACCAGTGCTCAACATGAGCTTCCAAACCACCACCATCGGCGGGGTCGAATACGTCAGCCGCGATCAGCTGGAGCAAGCCATGGCAGCCACCCGCCGCCAAGCCGCCAGCGACGGAGCAAAACGAGGCATGACAATGACCTTAGATAAACTGCAACAAAGCCCTGGCACCCGTAGCCGCGTGGGTCTCCGCTGATGACTGCTCAATTCCCCGGCATCAAACCATCAGAGCGGAGCTTCCGTCTCGGTCAGTTCCCTACAAAGGTGTATCGCGCTCTGTCTGGCGCCACAGTCAAACGAGCCTTTGGCAACCGCGCCTACGGCTACGAACTGCAACTGACCTTCACCAACATCACCGATACCGCAGCGTCCCAGCTGATCGACCATTACAACGGCACATCTGGCGGCTTCAGTCGGTTCACCTTACCCGCCGAAACATTTGCCGGGATGGATGCGACGCTAACCAGCAAGATCCAATCGCCCACGCAAATCAAGTGGGAATACACCAGCCCGCCTGAAGTGCGCTCGGTTTACGTCGGACGTAACACTGTGACGATCAGCCTCGCCGGGGAGCTTGATTACTGATGAGCGAAATCCGCATCGCACAGTATTTCAAGCTGACAACTGCTGGTGGTGTTGTTCATCGCTACCAGAATTATTTTGTCGGCGCCAGCAGTACATATTTGAGCGAGTCCTACAGCTTTGCTCCGTTTCAGGCATCTGGTGCGCTTGCCACGCTTAACGGCGACAACGAAACGCTACAGGTCCTGTTTCCGAATCTTGAGGTTGTGCTGCGGCTGGTAGAGCAAGCCAACGGCAACCGCCTGAGCACCTTGGCGTTTACAACAGCGTGGCTTAATGCCAGCGATCAAATCCTGACGCCGCTGACGGATTACTACATTGGCATTGGCGCCAGCTTTAGCGAGACCACAGTTGAACTGCGTTTCCGCTCTGCAATCGACAGCGTGGGCAGCGCCTTCCCAGCTCGAACCTTGACACGCGAAAATGTTGGCCCGCTGCCTCTTAACAGCGAGCTGTATTTGCGGTGAACGATCTAATCGGCTTGAAGCGTGCATGGGGCGCCTACCCCGGCGATGGTTCAGGCACGGTCGATTGCTGCCTGCTCTTTGCCGAGGTTCGCCGCCGGCTCGGCTACTACGATCACACACCAGATTTTGCTTGGTACTTTGAGCGCTATACCGACGACACCTTTCCGCGTCGGATCATGGCGAAATGGCTGCTACAAAACGGCACGCGGTTAGATGGTCCTGAGCGTCATGCAGTTGTGTTGCTGCCTGGTACAAAGGGCGGCGCCATGGGTACAGTGTTAGACGACGGCAACGTTTTGTTTATCAGCGAGAGATCCGGCGTGGTGCTGGCTCCGCTCCCGCCTAATCACGGCCATTATTTCAGGCTTCACAAATGACCCGCCGCCTACTGCCCTACGAACACCAGCTGATTGCTGAGCTGGGCATTAGCGAGCAGGAATATCTGAACTTTGTGCAGGCGCAATTTGATCACACAAAACTGCCTGAAGATCGCCTGTTACTGCCACAAAACGATCCGGGAACAATCGGTTTAGTTCTAACTATTGTTGGCATCCTGTTTCAGGTAGGCGCCGCGTTATTAGCACCAAAGCCAGAACTACCTTCGCAACAGGACCAACGCCGCAGACGGGACCAAGCGTTTTCCCCGCGCTTTGGATTTAACAGCGCACAGGAGTTAGCCAAGTACGGCGATCCCGTCAATCTGGTTTATTGCAACACCGACCAAAACACAACGGGCGGCGTTCGCGTCAACACCTCAATGGTGTGGTCCGCTGTCAGCAGCTTTGGCTCCAGTCAGTTCATGCAGATGGCTGCAGTGATTGGCGCGTCAAACATTGATCCCACCGGCATTGATGTAGCCCGCACAGCCTTTGGTCAGGCAACCCTGCGTCAGTTTGGCGCGCAAAAGTATTGGCTGTATTTACGGCAAAACGGGATTCTGCGTTTTAGTGATCAACGTTTCGGCGCTGGCACAGATCCAACGAGCGTCAACGAGCCTGCATCAGCGTTTGTTTACCGTGCTGCCTTAACTGGAGCGCAAAAAGCAGAAGGTTTTAGCCAAGCGTTTTCACCGTCCACGATGACACGGTGCGGCGTTACAGCGCCAATTCCGATCAATGTTCTCTATCTAGATCGTGACGAAAGAGGCTCATCCAGCCTGCGGGCAGATCTGGGAATTGAACTTAACGGACGTGGGGGATACTGGCCCGACAACGTTTTAGATAACTCACGCCCGGTTGTTCCTGTTGGGACTGTATTTACCCTGCGTTTCAAAGGGCTTGCCAGCAATGGTGCCAGTGATGTACGTCAAGCCGCATCTGAGTTGCGTCGTACTTTGCTCAGCTACATAGACGCGGCGAGCACGTACAAGCTAGGCAGCGCCAAGTTTCGCGTTAAGGGTCAAATTCAAGATCTGGAGTTGGATAACGATGCGACCACCATTGATCTGGAGTGCATCGAACCTGGCATTTGCCCAGAGGAAGATTACGGCACGCTCAACTACAAGGCCAACGAGCGCGAGGCAACCGATGAAATCAAACGCCTTAATGCAGAAATCGTAGAGCTGAACAGGCTTATTTCGCAGACGCCGCCGATTCTTACTGGCTCTGCATCAGCCCGCGCTGGCGAAATCACCAATCGAATCAATCAAATCAACGACCGTATTGATCAGATTGAGGAACTGCGTGACCGCAAATGGACAATCGCTGAAATCGAAGAAATTGCTGGAGATGACGGCAGTAATTTCAGTGGAGAAACAATTCACTTTGCAAACAAGGTAGAAGATGCCCGCGAACGCCGTCGTGAACTACAAAGTAAAATTGACGACGAACTTGACAAAGAACGCAACAGGCGGGACAGAGACAAAATCCGGCAATGGAAAGAAGAAATACGTGGCGTCAACCGCCGCCTGAAAAACCTGCAGGCGAAATTAGACGAGGCAATTCGTCAATATGGCTTTGCTGATCGCAAGGGGCGCAATCTGCGTGAAGATCGCAAACGTCTGCTACGTGAGCAAAACAACCTCAACAAAGAGCTGGCAGAAATCTACGGTGGCACTAGCAACGTTGATCTGGATGCCACAAATAGCCGCTCTAGCGGTTGGCAAAATCAAATCAACCAAAAGCAAGCCGAAAAGGCATATTACGAAGCTGTTCTTCGCAACCCGGAGCTGCTGAACGACTTCTTTAACACCAAATGTTTGGTGAAAATTGAGGAAGCAACTTACGAAACAATTACCCCCTGCCGTGTTGTTGATTTTGCGCTAAAAGCTCGCGTATTCAAGCGAGTGCAAGGGCGGCAAAAGGTCTATGGCGAAGTCACCATGGACAACTATAAGGAAAGCGATAACGGATACAAACTGCGCTCCATGTTCTTCTGGGTCTGGTATCGCCGCACTGGCAATGACTGGACTCGCGTACCACGCATCTTTGTTGTCCGCCGTGGCGCAGACGTAGACAACTTTATTTCACTCAAATTCATCGCAGGCGACAACACAGGCAACTGGCAATTCAAGTTTGAGCCGATTGCTGAAACTGCTGCCGAAATGCGTCAGTACGGCTTCACTGATTTTGCCTACATCGAAAACGCCGGCAACGTTCAAACCATCAGCGGACCTGCAGGCGGTACGTTTACCTTCACGGGCAAACTACGCAACCGCGATGGATTGCTGGCACCCATCAACCGCAACCCGTCTGAACTTGACGAATGGGGCCTGTTCTCCATGCGCTCAGACACGCAGTTGAACTTCAGCTTTGATAACGGACCAGAACTAGAAATTAAAGCTGTCACAGAACAATCCACGGAGGCGTTCAGTAATTACCCGCAGTTGTACAACAATCTGACAATGCTGGGCTTCAACGTCTACAGCGGTCAAGGCGTACAAGATCTGCGCTCCATGAGCGTCTTTATCAACAAAGGTCGCCTAGTGCGCCGCCTCAATGACGACGGGACTTACAGCGCAAATCCGGACACCGCCTCCAGCTTTGCACCCGAAATCTTCCTAGACACCATTCTTGACAACGTTGACGGCATCGGACAGTACGCCAAGGTTGAAGGTATTGATCTGCCTGCACTGGCACTGGCTAAGCGTTTCTGCCAACGCAACAATCTGTTCTTTGATGGTGTGATTGCTGAGCCGACTGCCTGGCGTCAATTCTGGGCAGAAGTTGCACCGTACAGCCTGCTGGAACTTGGCCG